TGGAGCGGACATGGCAGAGGTTGAGCCGAGCCAGACGGAAGCCACAGAAGAAGATGCGCCAGTTCAGATGGGAACGCCGGCAGAACCTGCTCCGACAGAGGAAACCCTCACGGAATCCAACGAGGACAGCCTTTCCATCAGTCTTCCGCGCAGCCTTTTCACCGAGACGGCACTGCAGAATCTCGACGCACTCCTTCGGAGCAAGGGGCGGCTGATTCGTCACGCCTTCGACATCAAAGAGGCAACCTACACGCTGACGGATGACCGCATTACTTTCGCGTGGCTGCACGGGGCGATCACCGACGAGACGGCAAAAGCGTATGCCGAGTTCATCAGTAAACTCTGCCTGATGGCGCGGACGCAAAAGCGCGTCACGGCGAAGGAGAAGATTGTGGACAACGAAAAGTACGCCTTCCGCTGCTTCCTCCTGCGCCTCGGCATGATCGGCAATGCCTACAAAGAGTCGCGCAAGATTCTTCTGCAGAACCTCACGGGCAGTAGCGCCTTTAAGAGCGGACATCGGAAAGGAGATGAGTGCCATGCATTTTCCGAGTAAGGAACAGATCGCCGTGCTTCGAGAGCGGTATCCACGCGGGACGAAGGTGGAACTTCTCGCGATGGACGATCCCCAAGCCCCACCGACAGGAACGATGGGCGAGATTCTGCGCGTTGACGATGCGGGACAGCTTCTCGTCCGATGGGAGACAGGCTCGTCACTGAGTCTGATCCCCGGTGTGGACTCCTTCCGCATCGCAGAGAAAGGCGGCAGGTCATGAACGAGACGATTTTCACGCAGATCATGGACATCCGCGACTCAGGGCGGGTGAATATGTTCGACATTCCCTCCGTGCAGCGCATGGCATTTAAGATGGAATTCTACGAACTCATCTGTTTCATTGAGGAAGACCGTGCGGCGTATGTACGGTTTATCCTCACGGGCGAAGAGTAAGTTTTACGGCTTCTTGCACAGCCTTTCGGGGCTGTGTTTCTCTCGAAAAATAAGTGTGATTTATCGAAAATAAGACTTGCTATATTCTGCGTTTAGAGTGATCGGACATGAAAACGGATTTCACAGTCAGGTATGAAACCGGTGACTCCTGTGCTACTCTGTAGTTGCGGGATAAGGCCGAACATACATTGATCCCTTGAGATCGTGAGTGATCGTGGTTGGATGTGCTTTGGAGCACAGTAACATGTCGCCCTCTTGTTCCTTTGAACAGAGGAATAGCACGCGTAATATGATTCGTTTCACCGAAGTACATCAATCCCGCAATATTCTCTAAGGAAGGTGGTACTATGCGCAATCTGTTGGAGGTGTGCTGCGGGATCGACGTTCATAAGGAAATTCTTGTGGCATGTATGCTCAAAGGCGGAATCGAGGAGGAGCCGGAGCCAATCATCAAGGAGTTCTCTACACTCCTTAGTGGATTGGACGAATTCAAAAGCTGGCTTATTGAGCATAAATGCCATGATGTGGCGATGGAGAGCACAGGGGTATATTGGTTTCCCATCTACAATGTGCTGGAATCCATTTTCTACGAAGACGGTCATATGAATATCATTGTGGCAAATCCACATCACATGAAAAATGTTCCCGGAAAGAAGACGGACATCAAGGATTCCCATTGGATCGCAACCCTTCTGCGTGCAGGATTATTGGCACCGAGCTATATTCCGCCCAAAGAAATCCGTGAGCTTCGCGACTGGACGAGGTACCGGGATGTCCTTATCAAGGAACTGGTAGGGCATAAGAATCGTATTGAAAAACACTTGCAACAATGCGGCTTCAAACTTTCCACCATTCTTTCGGATATTTTTGGCATGTCCGGCTATGAACTGATTCGAAAACTATGCGAAAAAGGAAAACTTACCGCATTGGAGGTAGAAGGCTGTCTGCATGGAACACTCAGAGCCAAATCCGGTGAGGTTCAGCAGGCTGTTGCCGGACGATTATCTGCACACGACAGGTTGTTCTTGACGAATCTGGTACAGGTAATGGAACATTGTCGCAAGGAAATCGAGGAGGCAGAGTGCCACATTACTGTATATGCGCAACAGTATGAACCCACATTGCAATTGCTGGAAACAATACCGGCGCTTCAGCGGCGTGCAAGCACCATCATTGTGTCGGAATTGGGCATTGATTTCTCAATGTTTCCGACTGCCGGACATTTATGTAAATGGGCAGGTTTGTGCCCCGGCGACAATGAGAGTGCCAAGAAAAAGAAAACCATGCGCATCACCAAGGGGAATCCTCGGATTAAGAGCGTCATGGTTCAATGTGCATGGGCAGCAACGCGCTGCAAAAACTTCTTTCTTCGTGATTGGTTTTACCGATTGCGTGCCAGACGCGGAACAAAAAAAGCACTGATTGCTGTAGCACGAAAGCTGCTCGCTATGGTTTGGTATATTCTGACCACAGGGGAAAACTATGAAGAAACGCGATATGAGCAGACCAAGAAAAATCAAGAAGACAGACGAAAACAGCGGTTGAAAACCGAAGCTGCAAAACTTGGATTTAAGCTTGTTCCTGCCTGAATTTATCAGAAAGCACTATACTGTAAATGTCATAGTTTGACAAGAGCTGTGGCTTAGTTTTTCGTGCGCTTTTCCAAGGAGTCACTTGACTTTCGCCCCCGATAGAGCGTATATGGACATGCCACGAGCACGTGTGGTTTCGTAATATGTATAGGGATGGAAAGGAGCGGAATTTTATGGCAAAGCTGAAGAAAATCGAAGCGGTCATCCCATCCCTGCGGGAAAGGAAAAGAGTGGCCGCATACGCCAGGGTGTCTATGCAGACGGAGCGTATGCACCATTCGCTCTCAGCGCAGATCAGTTATTACAGCAGCCTGATTCAGAACAACCCTGAATGGGAATATGCCGGAGTCTATGCGGACGGCTTTGTTTCTGGAACAAAAACGGTGAAACGTGACGAGTTCAGGCGGATGCTGGCGGACTGCGAGAACGGAAAAATCGACATCATCCTTGCCAAGAGCATATCTCGATTTGCACGGAACACGGTAGACCTTCTCAAGACGGTACGCCATCTCAAATCACTGGGAATAGAAGTGCGCTTTGAGAAAGAACGTATTCATTCCATGAGCGGGGATGGGGAGCTGATGCTGTCCATTCTTGCGTCATTCGCACAGGAAGAAAGCCGGAGTATTTCCGAAAATGTGAAGTGGGGCACGAGAAAGCGGTTTGAAAAAGGTATACCGAATGGGCATTTCCAGATTTATGGCTACCGCTGGGAAGGAGATCATCTCGTCGTAGAGCCGCGAGAAGCTGAAATTGTCCGCCTGATATATGCCAATTTCCTAAACGGGCTGTCAGCGGAAACGACCGAAAAGCAACTCGCGGAAATGGGCGTAAAATCGTATAAGGGACTGCACTTCAGCAATTCTTCCATCCGGCAGATTCTGAGCAACATCACATACACAGGGAATCTCCTCTTTCAAAAGGAGTATGTTTCCGATCCTATCACAGGGAAAACCAAAATCAACCGAGGGGAACTTCCGCAGTACTTCGTTGAAAACTCGCATGAAGCAATCATATCAATGGAAACGTATCAGGCGGTTCAGGAGGAGCGGAAGCGGCGAAGGGAACTCGGCGTATTGGCGAATTGGAGCATAGCGACCACCTGCTTTACGAGCAAGATCAAGTGTGCCGCCTGTGGGAAAAGCTATCGCAGGAGCGGAAAGCGTCAGCAGAAATATTCCGATGAGGTTTATTACAACTGGATCTGTCGGACAAAAAGTGATAAAGGTGCAAAATACTGTTCAGCGAAGTTGATTCCCGAAAAAACATTGAAAACAATATGCGCTGAGATGCTTGGAACGGATGGTTTTGACGCGCAGGTCTTTTCCGAAAAAGTCGAGCGGATTACGGTCATTGGAGAGGATCTGCTACATTTTCACTTCTATGACGGCACAGTTCTTGAAAAAGTGTGGCAATCCACAGCAAAGAAGGATTGGTGGACGGATGCGAGGCGGGCTGCGTGGGGCGAACTGCACAGGCATAAAGCAACCAATCCGAATCGGCGACGCTTTTATGAATTTACGGGATTGATTCAGTGCGGACAATGCGGCGAGAATTATCGCGGGCAAACAACAAAGCACAAGGACGGCAGAACGGTTCGAACATGGCACTGCTGCAGGAACTGCGGGAATATTACGCTGCGCGATGAGGCCTTGAAGGACATGGTCTGCGATGTTTTTGGATGGGCTGCGTTCTCCGAGGAGGATATGGATGCGCGGCTTGAAAAAATCACCGTGTGCGGCACTTCGGTTACATTTCATCTTCATAACGGAACTGCTGAGGAACGCATCTATGACAAGCCTAAGAGAAAAGGCACAAAGCATACAGCGGAATTTAAGCAGTATATGAGCGCAGTAATGAAATCCAAGTGGGAGGAGAGAAAGAGACATGGCTCAAAAAAGGGTGAGGACAATCCCTGCGACCGTCAGCCGCCGCACGACCATATCGGATAATGGCACGAAAAAGCGGCGTGTCGCTGGATATGCCCGTGTATCGACCGACCACGAAGACCAGGTAACGAGTTATGCGGCGCAGGTGGACTACTATACGAACTACATCAAGGGACGCGATGACTGGGAATTTGTCGGCATCTACACAGACGCGGGGATCTCGGCGACGAATACCAAAAAGCGCGAGGGTTTTAAGGCGATGGTGGCGGATGCCCTCGCCGGCAAAATCGATCTCATAGTGACAAAGAGCGTGAGCCGCTTTGCCCGCAACACGGTGGACAGCCTTACTACTGTCCGAAAGCTGAAGGATAAGGGAATTGAAATCTACTTCGAGAAAGAAAATATCTGGACGTTCGATGCCAAGGGCGAACTCCTCATCACTATCATGTCGAGCCTTGCGCAGGAGGAGAGCCGGAGTATTTCAGAAAACACCACATGGGGACAGCGGAAACGCTTCGCGGACGGCAGGGCAAGCGTAGCCTACGCACGATTCCTCGGATATGATCGCGGCTTCGCGGTGAACGAGGATCAGGCAAAGATTGTGCGGCTCATCTACAAACTTTTCCTTGATGGGCTGAGCTGTTATGCGATTGCAAAGGAGCTCACGAAGCAGCAGCTGCCGACACCAGGCGGCGGACAGAGATGGAATCAGAGTACCGTTCGCAGCATCCTTACAAACGAGAAGTACAAGGGAGACGCGCTCCTGCAGAAGGAATTCACCGTCGATTTCCTGCAGAAAAAGCTCAAAAAGAACGAGGGCGAAGTTCCGCAGTACTATGTTGAGGGCAATCACGAAGCCATCATCGCCCCCGAAACCTTTGACTATGTGCAGTCAGAGATGGCAAGGCGGATGAAGGGAAAGCACCGCTACAGCGGCGTGAGCATCTTCTCCTCGAAAATCAAATGCGGCGTGTGCGGAGAATGGTTCGGCTCCAAAGTATGGCACTCTACGGACAAGTACCGCCGTGTTATTTATCGGTGCAATCGCAAGTATAAGGGGGATAAATCCTGCGGGACTCCTCATATCACGGAAGACGGGATAAAACGGGCATTTGTCCGGGCGCTCAATCGCCTGCTTTTGGAGAAAGATGAACTCACCGCCAATGTGCAGATTGTCATTGCCGCACTTTGCGATACCGAAGAAGAGATGCGGCGGCAGGAGAAACTGCGCGAGGACCTCGAACTGCTTGCAGAGCTGACGGAGCGATGCATAGGAGAGAATGCACGGATCGCCCTCGATCAGGACGAATATGGAGAGCGATACAACAGTCTGGTGCAGCGTTACGAAAAGACCAAGGCTGAGTTCGATGCACTTTCGCAGGAAATCATCGATAAGAATGGGCGAAAAAGACAGATGGAACAGTTTGTTCGTATCATCGCGGATCAAGAACCGATTGTGGCATTCGAAGCGCGGCTGTGGACGAGTCTGGTGGACTTCATGACAATCTGCGGCGAGACGGAAATTTACGTGACATTCAAAGACGGTACGGAAATACGGGCATAAGAGAATAGGGGGATCATTGCACTCGGTTTCGGACCGGGTGCTTTTTATATGGAGGAATCGAAATGAGGGGAGCGAATTATGATATAATAAAACAGATCGGACGGCAGATGAGAGATAAAGTGAATAGAGAGGGATAGGACGATGACCACAAACAAAATGCTTTGCTGCGCGGCAGCTTTTGTCATTTCTTTGCTCATGGGGCTGCCGCATACGGCACAAGCGATGCAGATGGAGCAGAGATACGTTGTAAAAGTACTGGATATTATGGAGGGGGATTGGTTCGATGTCTCTGGCAATCGCGTCCTTCAGATTCATGACGGATTCATCAACGGATGCGAGGTTTTAGCAGGATACGATTTTGCCGGAGGGAGTTCATTTGGTGCCGGCCGATTCGATATACTGGAAAGTACGGGGAGACGCAAACTGTATCTGGAATGGGATATTCGTCATTCGGACAAGGACTCCATCAAGCTGAATGACAGCCAAATGCTGCATCGGACGGCAAAGCCCTCGTTCAATGAATCTGTTGCCGGAATTCACCTTGGCATGACCTCGGTGGAGGTGAGCGCTGTTCTGGGAGCACCGACGCAAACAGCTGATTTTCGTCCGTATGTGAATGAGACAGGGTGGTATTACGCAGGGCTGCAGATAGGAATTACCTTTGATGCGGATACAGTAGACCGCATTCTTCTGTTTAAGGGTGGCAGCGCCGTTTTAGATCAATCGGGGCTGAACTGTATGAGCGATCCATCTGCGTTTGCAAAGGCCTATCACATGAGCCGGATTCCCAAGATAAATTACGATGACCGCTATTCAGACAGCGGTATTTATGGAATCGGCAATGAGGAATACCTCTCGTTTGGAAATCGCATGGACTATATCATGCTGACAAAATATTGGAACTAAGCGGCTGCTGTATCTGATTCTGTAAAATCTAAGGAGGAATGAGATGATGGTGAATCTGAGCAGACTCGAAGAAATCAAGGACCTGCGGACGGTGTGGCCGCACGAGGCCGCAGATTTTACGCCGTGGCTTTCAGAGGATGACAACATCGCGCTTCTTTCAGATGCCGTGGGGATTGATATTACGGTCGATGAAACGGAATCTGCCGTAGGGGAATTCCATGTCGATATTTCTGCTGCAGAAACCGGGACGGAGCGGAAAATCATCATCGAGAATCAGTTGGAGGATACGAATCACGATCATCTCGGTAAGCTCATTACCTACGCATCCGGGAAATCAGCAGATGTAATTATCTGGGTCGTAAAGCACGCACGCGAGGAGCATAAGGCAGCCATCGAATGGCTGAATCAACATACCGATGAAAAAATCGGATTCTTCCTCTGCGAAATCAAATTATACCGCATCGGGGACTCCGCACCTGCGGTAAAGTTCGAGGTGATTGAAAAACCGAATGACTGGGCAAAGGATGTGAAGAAGATCGAGCTGACCAATGAAACGCAGCAGCAGCGATATGACTACTGGACGGCATTCCAGGATTACGCTTTTCAGAATCCGCTGTTTGCAAAGGCTTTCAATCGCAGAAAACCGTCCATGGATCACTGGCTGAATTTCAGCATAGGATCGTCTGCCTGCCATATCGCTGTATCTCAGATACAGAAAAGATCCGAATTGGATGTGGAGCTTTACATTGATGAGGATAAAGAGCTGTTCCATGCACTGCTGCAAAATAAGGAAGCGATTGAACAGGAGTGCGGATTTTCCCTTGATTGGCGTGAACTTCCGCAGCGCAAGGCAAGCCGCATTGTGGTATGGAAAACGGTGGATTTTGGCGATAAGGAGCAGTGGGAGACGCAGTTCGATTGGGTGATCGGCGTCATGCTCAAGATGAAGGACGCTTTCAAGAAATACCTTTAACGGAGAGTGTGGCGGAGCTTTTCGGGAGGGACGGAGGATTGTATGATACCCTATCAATATGGCAGTCGAAACGCATCCAATATCTTGATTCAGATGGTTGACGATCATGATCTGGAAGTGATGGAGCGTGAAGTTTCGGCGATACAGAAGAGTACAACTGACTTCGGACTGATTGCTGTAAAGGTTGAAAACTGGAACGATGATTTATCTCCGTGGCCTGCATCGGCGGTGTTCGGGGCGGAAGGATTCGGAGGAGGTGCGGCAAAGACCCTTGAAGAACTGCTTCGGATCTGCAGCGACCGGAGCAAGCAGTATTTCATCGGCGGATATTCTCTTGCGGGGCTGTTCTCCCTCTGGGCTGCGTATCAGACGGATATTTTTGCTGGCGTGGCGGCTGCGTCGCCTTCCGTATGGTTTCCGGGATTCACGGAATATATCCAGCAAAATGCTATCAAGAGTCCGATGGTTTATCTGAGTCTTGGAGACAGAGAAGAAAAGGCGAAGAACTCTGTCATGGCGAGCGTCGGAAACTGTATCCGGGAGATTCACGCATGGCTTGATGGTCATGGAACGGAATGCACATTGGAATGGAATCCTGGCAATCACTTCAAGGATATGGATATCAGGACGGCGCGCGCCTTTGCGTGGGTCTTGGGAAGAGGGGGCGCTTCTAGGTGAATCAAGCTGCACCTGTTCACTATCGTTATAGGGTGGCGTGTTCATCGTTTAAGGGGTATTCGGGTGCATTGTTACATTGTATCAATTACGATAGGGCAACGGATCCCCCCTACAACACGGGCAGTGACTTCGTCTACAAGGACGATTTTCGCGATAATGTTGAGAACTATAAACGCATCACGGGGCAGGTCGATGGAGAGGGACATTGGATTTCTGCGAATAAAGAAAATCGCGAGTCGAGTGGGCGCTTCCATACCGATTGGCTCAATATGATGTATCCGCGGCTCAGGCTGGCGAGGAATCTGCTGAGTGAGGAGGGGGCAATCTTTATCTCAATTGGAGATGAGGAAATCTGTAACTTGCTGAAAATTTGTACTGAAATTTTTGGAGAGGATAATGTTATCACAAGTTTAGTGTGGGAGAAAAAGAAGAAAGGTGCATTTTTAAGCAAGCATTTTATCAACATGAAGGAATATATTGTTGTTTGCACAAAAAATAGTCAAGTATTTCGTGGATTGGTAGGTGAGATCAACACAGATTCAGAAACGTATCCATGTATAAAAACGACAAATGCAAGAGGAATACGGACTATTCCGAAAGGGACACCAAGTAAGTATAGGGAAAAAGACTACAAGATACCAGCGGGAACGACGATCAGTTCAGGGAATATGGAACTGACCTATCTGGATGAAGCAATTATAGGGAACGGTATCCTGCAAGAAGATGTGCGTATAGATAGCAACTGGATCTATCAACAGGATACATTGGATGAATATGCTTTGGCGGGGATGCTGTATATTACGCAGGATAACTATATCCGGCGTATTGTATTGGATGAGCGTGTCAAGATGCTCAAGGACTTGTTGTTTAGAGTTGGAAATGACGGGTGTTCAGAGAAGTTTTTTTCGTATGATGTGAATCTCAATAATGGTGGGTGGGGAACGAATGAAGATGCAAATGAAGAATTGCATACTATACTGGAAAAACAATATGCGTTTGATTTTGCAAAACCAACAAGACTGATTGGAAAGTTGATTCAAACAATGGACTTGAATAATGAAATTGTTTTGGATTTTTTTTCTGGCTCAGGAACAACAGCGAGCGCACTCTACCAATTCAATCAATTTACGAAAAGAAGAAACAAATTTATCCTTGTGCAAATTCCAGAAAATCTAGATCATAATTATCAACATGCGGATAAATCGAAACAAACGACGCTTGAGAATGCAATTGCTTTTTTGGATGCTATTCAAAAACCTCATAACATCTGCGAGATCGGCAAGGAGCGCATTCGTCGTGCGGGCGAGAAGGTTAAGGCGGAGTGCATCGATGCGGAGCGGGCGGCGGCACTGGATGTCGGGTTCAAGGTATTCAAGCTCGACAGCTCGAATCTACAGAAATGGCAGCCGCAGCCCGAGGATTTGATAGCGTCTCTGGAGGCGAGCATGGACAATTTTCTGCCCGACCGAACAACACTGGATGTCGTCTACGAGATTGCGCTGAAGCTCGGACTTGACCTCTCCTACGAAGTCGAGGCGCGCAAAGTGGACGATCATACGGTCTACGTCATCGGCGCGGGTGCCTTGATGATCTGCCTCGATTCACAGATTTCGATGGATACGGCGGAGGCACTGCTGAGGCTTCACGAGGAGTACGAGCCGGAAACGTGGCAGGTCGTTTTCCGTGATACGGGGTTCCTTTCCGATCAGGAAAAGACGAACATCAAGGAGACGCTCAAGAGCGCGGGGCTTGATGAAGATGCCTTTATCTCGATCTAGGAGGGCCGCATATGAAGCTGCAATTTGATCCCTCTCTCTCGTATCAGCAGGAGGCAATCACCGCCGTCTGCGACGTGTTTCAGGGGCAGATGACAAAACCTGCATTGTTCACGGTCGCGGAGAATCTGGAAGAGCAATTTGCCAAAGGGCAGGATCTGTACGGGAATAAGAAAGGCGTGGGAAATCGTCTGCATGTTGACGATGAGGATCTGCTCAAAAATGTACGTACCGTTCAGGCGCGGCATGGTTTGCCACTGTCGGAGCATCTGGATAAGAAGGAGCTGCATTTCGATATTGAGATGGAGACGGGCACGGGCAAGACCTATGTGTATCTGCGCACGCTGTTGGAGCTGAACAAGAGGTATGGGTTCACGAAGTTCGTTGTCGTTGTGCCAAGCAACGCCATCAAGGAGGGCGTGCAGAAGACGCTCGACATCACGAAGGAGCATTTTCGGGAGCTTTATCATAATGTGACATACGATTATTTTGTCTATGACAGCGACCATATCGAGAAGATTCGCGATTTCGCCGTGAATACGGACATTCAGATCATGGTCATCATCATTGACGCGTTCCAGAAGAAGCTCAACCTCATCAATCGTGACAATGACAAGAAGTTCGGCGGGGCACGTCCCATCGACCTCCTGCGGGATACGAACCCCATCGTTGTGATCGATGAGCCGCAGTCGACCATCAGCACGGAAAGCCAGCTGGAAGCAGTGCGTAATCTGAACCCGCTCTGCACAATTCGCTACTCGGCAACGCCCAAGCATGTCGAGAACATGCTCTACAAGCTCGACGCGATTGACAGTTTTGACAAGAATCTTGTCAAGGGCATCGAGGTGGACAGCTTTGCTGTCCGTGATGCGCATAATGACGCCTACCTCTGCCTGAAGTCGGTGGACAACAGGAGGTCGCCCATCACAGCGCAGATCGAGATTGACAAGAAAATACGTAGTGGTACTGTTCAGCGCAAGACCATCAAGGTGCGGCAGGGCGATGACCTTTATGAAAAATCGGGTGGGCGTGATGTCTATACGGGATATATCGTTAATGACATCTATTGTGGCGCGGGGGAGGAATACGTTGACTTTACCTCTCACCCTGCGGTGCTGCGCCTACATGAGGCGGTTGGGCAGGTTCACGCGGATGAGATCAAACGACAGCAAATACGCGCGACCATCGAGGAACATCTCGACAAGGAATGTCTCCTATATGCGAAGGGCATCAAGGTGCTCAGTCTGTTCTTCATCGACAAGGTGTCGAATTATCGCGTGTACAATGATGAGGGAACGCATAAGGGGCAGTATGCGCACTGGTTTGAAGAGATTTATTGTGATCTGATCGGAAAGCCGAAGTACAAAGAACTGCGTCAGGCTCTTCATGGTGAATCGGAAGAAGCGGCTCTCGTGCATGACGGCTACTTTTCGGCGGACAAGGCGAAGAAAAATATGGAGCCGCATTGGAAGGACACGAACGGTACAACACAGGCGGATGAAAGCACGTACAACCTCATTATGAAGAGAAAGGAGGAGCTTCTTTCCTTCGACTGCAAGGTGCGGTTCATCTTTTCGCATTCGGCACTCAGGGAGGGATGGGACAACCCTAACGTGTTTCAGATCTGCACCTTGAATGAGACGGCGAGTGCGATAAAGAAACGGCAGGAGATCGGGCGTGGGCTTAGGCTTTGCGTCAATCAGGAGGGCGAGCGTCAGTATGACAGGAGTGTGAATATCCTCACGGTCATCGCGAACGAGAGCTATGACGAATTTGCCGCTGCCCTGCAGAACGAGTACCAGGAGGCCGGGATTCGCTTCGGTGTCTTGGAGGTTGCCGATTTTGCAGCACTTGTTGTGCAGGATAAACAGGGAGAGGTAATCTCTCTAGGGTGTGAAAAGGCGAGGATGATCGTCGACTTTCTCAAGGAGCAGACGTATATTGACACCTCAGGAAAGGTACAGGCGGGATTGCGGCGTGATCTGGAGGCGGGGACACTGCAGCTTCCTGAAGAAGTGGCATCCTATCGTACGGAGATTGAAACCGTTTGCCGCCGTGCTTGCCGCAGACTGCCGATTCAGGATGGGCGGAACCGAGAACCTGTCGTCCTCAACAAGGAGATCTATCTGTCGGCGGATTTCAAGGAACTCTGGGACAAGATCAAATGGAAGACGCGGTATCGTGTGAATTTCTCCAGTGATGAACTGCTTGCAAAGTGTCGTGCAGAGATGGCGGCGGATTTCAAGGTCGCTGCGGCGAAGATCATCCAGATGAAAGCAGAAATGGCAATCGAAGAGTCCGGTGTTCAGACAAAGAAGATTCATCCGGTGAGAGTGAGGGATGTACAGGAATACCGAGGTGCTTTGCCGGATGTCGTAGTCTACCTGCAGAACGAGACGAATCTTACCCGACGCACGATTGTGGAACTCTTGACGGGGAGACGCCGCATGGCAGACGGTACATGGGAACCCTTTGATGAGTACGGCAATCACTTGGATGCTTTTCGCCTCAATCCGCAGCTCTTTATGGAGAAGACGGCAAAGATCGTGCGCAAGGTGATGAAGTCCTTGATCGTTGCGGGAATCCGTTATGAACGCCTTGGCGATACGGAGTTTTACCGGCAAGAGCTTTTCGCTTCGGAGGAACTGCAGGGTTACTTGGAAAGCAATATGTTGAAGAGTAAGCGCTCGCCGTACAACTACATTATCTATGACAGCAAAAATGAACGGAATTTTGCCAAGCATTTTGAAGACGATCCTGCTGTGAAATGCTTCGCAAAACTTCCTGCGTGGTTCAAGATCAGCACACCGCTCGGCTCCTATAATCCTGACTGGGCGATCCTGTTCGATATCGACGGGGAAAGGAAGCTGTACTTTGTTGTAGAAACGAAGGGGAATGTGGATGATGCGTATTTGCGTCCCGTAGAAAGGGAGAAAATTCATTGCGGCAGAGCCCACTTCCGTGCTTTGGGGGGAGAGGCGGCTTTTGAAGCAATCGACGATTACGAGACGTTCCGCATGAATATATGAGGGGAGTGTAGTGATTGCGTATATGTTCGTTTCTATGCATCTCTACGCCTCATCGATCTCAATATGCAGAATGATGCGCAGAGATCTGAGCCACAGTCAATAGAGTAGAAAAAGAGCAACTAATCCGCTGAGAAGCGGTTGAAGAAATCAGCTTCAAATTCAT